TCAGCTATTTATACAGAAGAAAACCAAAGACAAATAAATCAGTCTTTACGAACCATGCAAGATAAGTTAAACACTTCTTATCAACAAGAATTAAAAAATGAACAAGACGCATTTAATTACTTTTTATCATGACCATACAATATAAAAATAACGGTATAAATTTATCAACAACTGATACAACTACAATTTTAACTTCACCAGCTGGAGCTAGATGTTTAGTTAAACAAATACAAGTTGATAATACTTCTGGTAGTCCAGTAAACTTATCTGTACAAGTTACTGATTCTTCTGCAGGGGCTACCTTTAGAATAAGTGGTAATCCTATAGCTGCTAATACAACACAAAGCATAATTACAGAAACTTTAGTATTAGAAGAAAGTGATGCTTTAAAAATGACAGCTGGAACAGCTAATGAGATACAAGGTATAATTAGTTATGCACAAATAGATAGATCTCAAGAAAATGGCTAGACAAAAATTTGTACATTACGTACCTAGAGATAAACCTCCTAAAAGACCTAGGCGACATTGTAAGAAACCTAATAAATCAAAAAAAAGAGGACACAATAAAAAATATAATCGACAAGGGAGATGATTGATTTAAATAAATTAGAAGCAATAGTTAAAGAATCTAAAATAAATTTATGTGAAGAAGATATTTTAAATTTTTTAAAAATAAGACACAGGTGGCCATTCAGATATTCACAAGGTATACCCTCTGTTGAAATATTATGTAATAACGCATATTTAGAATCTAGAAGTTTTTTTGATATTGATAATTATTTAAATTATGAAAAGTGGAAATATTATTATGATTTAGGTTTTACAACAATAATATCTAATACCTTAGATCTTACTGAGGAGCTTAGAGATCTTAACAAAAAACTTACAGCTAACACTGGTTTAAGAATGTGGTGTAATATGTATTTTTCAGATGTAGGTCAAACACCAAGTTTTCCTTACCATAAACACTCTTATGATGTAATAGTAAAACAAATTTATGGCACTGCAGAGTGGAAAGTAGATGATAAGTATTTTACTTTAAAACCTAATGATACTTGCATAATTCCAAAAAATGTATTACATCAAGTATTAACTAAAAATAATAAAAAACTATCTTTAACAATAAATATACAATGACAAATGATTTACCAAAAATACCAGCTGAAGCTAAGGAAATAATTAAACATAAAAGAACAGGAAAAATTTATGCCGACAAAGCAGAGTTTGATGCAGACGTGGCTGATCCTAATACAGATACTACTAATGAAGACTTTAGACAAGATCTAGAAATAACAGTAACTAGAGCAGGAAGCATAGGGGCTAAAACAAAAAAATAAATGCAATATATTTTTCATAAAGAAAAATTAGAAATAAAATTATCTTGGAGAGAAAGGTTAAGATATTTTATTACTGGTAAAATTTTATTTGATAGAAAAAGTGCATATTTACATTCTACTGCATTACTAAAATTAATTACAGAAACTATAAAAAAATATGGAGATGGCCACGAGCACGGTGAAATAAAATAATGAAACCTCGAGGAGCCACTGAACTACAACATGAAATGTTAGAAAGACATGTTCCTAAAGATATTTTAGATCAAGTTCAAATTTGTACATCAATACCAGGCAAAGTCCCAATAGATAAAAACAAGCTAAATATTCTTTGGCAAAAAAATTCATGGGATCAACCTAACTTACAAGAATTTTTTAGAGATCAGAGTAGACATAAAGAGTATGATTGGTATGTTTTTAATAGTCACTGGAACTATGAAAAGTTTAGATACTTTTTTAATATTCCTACAGAAAGATCTGTAGTAATAAAAAATGGTATTGAAGAATTTCCTATAAGAAAAATTTATAAAAAAGGTGATCCAATTAAATTAATACACCACTGCACTCCATGGAGAGGTTTAAATGTAATGTTAAGAGCCATGCAAGAAATTAAAGATCCTAAAATTACTTTAGATGTGTATTCATCTTCTTATGTTTACGGAAGTGATTTTGCAAAAGTACATGATGAAGAATACATACCATTATATGAACAAGCAAAAGAATTACCTAATGTAAATTACATTGGATATAAACCACATGAATTTATAAGAGAGATGATGCCAAACTATGATATGTTTGTTTATCCATGTATATTTGAAGAAACTTCTTGTGTGTCTGCATTAGAGGCATTAGCTTCTGGTGTTCATGTTATTACAAATAATTTTGGTGCTCTTTTTGAAACTTGTGCAGAGTGGCCAGTCTATGTAAACTATTCCACTAATTATGAACAGATGGCTATGGACACTGCGTCTGCTATTCACACTGCATCTAATTATTTACATGAAGATTTTATTCAGGAACATTTAGAACAACAACAGCAATATTTTAAAAAATTTTATAATTGGAAAAAAAAGGGTTATGAATGGACTACCTTTTTGAAAGGTGCTTTAAATGAAAAAAAATGAACAATTTGTAAACGAAGACACTTATCAAACTTTGACTGAACTAAAAACAGATCCAAACCCGCATGAAAAAGCAATTACACCTCTATGGAAAGAAAAAGAGACAAAGAAAACTAAAGCTCCGTATTCTATTTATGTAGCAACTCCAGTCCATAGTGATTGTTCAATACACTACACACAAGCACTTTTAGAATTTCAAAAACTTGCATTAGACAAAGGAGTAGAGACACAGTTTTGTTTATTAAAATCCTCTTTGA